GTGGCGCTAGTTCACTATATGCTGAAAATAAGAAGTATGGCCGTCGTGAGACAATTTCATTATTGCCAAAAGACTGGAAAAATAAGCGTGAGTCAAAAGTGCGCTCCCCTGAAATAAATAAGAACCCGTATGGGTTTGAGTGGAAATCATGACACCAAAAGAACTGATAACTCGTTATGAGAAGTTAAAGGGCGATAATTCGACAATGGAATCTCAACTACAGGAGATAGCCAACTATGTTTATCCAAGACGAAGTGATTTTATTACCAAACGGACAAGGGGAGAGTCATTAGTCGAGAAGATTTTTGATACAACCGCGATTCAGGCAAATGAGATGCTTGCTGCGGGGCTTCATGGATTAATGACATCAAGCTCAAGCGAATGGTTTACTTATAAAACCCGTGCTGAGTTAATGCGTGATAGGTTAGTTCAGGTCTGGTTAGAAGAAGTGAACAACCGGATGTTTGTTGCGATTAACCGTCCTGATGCAGGTTTTGCACCATCTATGCACGAATTCTATCTTGAATACTGTGCTTTTGGCACCGGTTCAATGTTTGTTAGTGAGAATAAAGAAAGGGATGGCTTGTTGTTTGAAGCACGACCTTTAGCTGAAACAGAGTTTGCTGAAGGTGAAGATGGGCGTATTGATACATTTTTACGCCAGTTTGAGTGGACTGTTTACCAATGTATGAGCAAGTGGGGTAATAAATGCTCTGAAAAACTACAGAAGAAGTATGTTGAGGGAAAAGGTGATGATAAGGTATTGATTCAGCACTCAATTTACCCTGAAAACAACAAAATCATCTCAAGTTACATCGAAGTCTCTGAAAAACACCTGATGCATGAAGGTTTCTTTAATGAGCAGCCTCAATTTGCCCCAAGATTCTATAAGACGACCTTTGAAGTCTATGGTCGAAGCCCATCCTTTACCATGTTGCCTGATATTAAAATGCTTAATAAGATGGCGCAAACAACCATTAGAGCAGCAGAAAAGGTTGTTGACCCACCCCTACAAATGCCCGATGATGGTTTTGTCTCACCCGTTTTGTCTCACCCGCACGAATAATGCCTGGTGGTGTTTCATATTATGAGGCTGGCACAAGAGATAGGATTGAGCCAATTCAGACTGGTGCCAATATCCAGCTTGGCGAAGCACTAATGAATGAAATTCGTATGAGAATTAAGAATGCGTTTTTCAACGACCAATTAGAGCTTTATAATCAACGCCCACAGATGACGGCAACAGAGGTCATGCAGCGTACTGAAGAACGCCTGCGCCTTCTAAGCCCTGTTACTGGTCGCATTCAGACAGAATTGTTCTCGCCTATGTTAGACAGGATATTTGGTTTAATGATGCGTATGGGCGCGTTTCCCGAACCACCAGAGATACTTGCTGGTCAGGAATTAACACTTGAATATTTAAGTCCGATCGCCAGAGCAAATGCACAACTAGAGGCGCAGGGCATTTCTCGCACCCTTGATTTAATGCAGCCATTAATCAATACCAATCCTGAATTAATGGATAAGTTTGATGCTGATTACGCCTTTGAGCATATCGGCATTGATATGTACTCACTTGACCCACGTTTATTTAAACCACAGGAACAAGTCGATGCTGTAAGACAGGCAAGACGAAAGGCTGAAAAGCAGAAGTTCGATATGGAGATGGCAAAAGGTCAGAAAGAGGTCGCTAGTGCCTGATTACAGGGGAAGCGAGCAGCGTCAGCGTGATTATGCGTCTGTATTCTCTGATGAGCAGGGTCAACGTGTTTTAGATGATATAATGGCTTATTGCCACATAAAACAGCCTTTAGCGGATGCAGATCCAAATGCCAACCTTGTACGATGCGGACGTACAGATGTAGCCAACATGATTTTAAGTGCAATAGATTTCAAACCACAACAACACAGAGAAACTAAAAATGAGTGACGATAATCAGACCCCCGATGGGGATAATCCGACCGACAACGAAGCACCAACAGAATCATGGATACAATCACTGCCGGATGATTTAAAAAGCGAACCGGCATTAGGAAAGTTCAGCAATATCGAAGCACTGGCAAAAAGCTATGTTAATGCCGAAAGACTTATTGGCCGTGATAAAATCCCCATGCCGCAGACAGACGATGATTGGCGCAGTACATATCAGCGACTTGGTATGCCAGAAACGCCTGATAAGTATGAACTAAACGATATAGAGTGGGAAGATGGCTTTAAAAAGCCTGAAACAGATATTGGTATCAGGGATTTTGCTCATCAAAATGGATTAAGTAATAAACAGGCTGATGCTGTAAACAAGTTCTATTACGATAACTTGTTAAATATGGCTAAATCAACAAAAGATCAACGAGTTGCTGCAAGTGAGGAAACCTTTAAAAAAGCACAGAGCGAGATGGGCGAGGCATTTAAAGGTAACATAGAGCTTGCAAAAAGAGTCATAAGCGAATATGCTGATGATTCTACTAAAGAATTTCTGGAATCATCTGGATTAGGTAACGATATAAACCTATTGAAAGTGTTTTCAAAAATCGGGGGCAAGCTTGTTGAAGACCGTGTTTTAGAAGGCGATAAACCTTCTGGTATGGCACCAACAGAGATTGAAACTGAAATCAAGAAATTGCAGGCACATCCTGCTTATCTTGATAATAGAAACCCCGAACACAAGGTTATTTTAGGGCAAATGGAAGACCTGTTTAACAGACTCCATCCTGAAGAATCTTAATAGGATAACGCATTAAGCGCCCACAAAAGTAAGGCTGTACAGACCGCAATAGCGATAATCTGAAAAATTTAATTTTAATTTATTCAGGAGATTACAATGAGTAATCAAATCACTACCGCGTTTGTACAGCAGTACGGCGCGAATATTGACCTGCTGGCTCAACAGAAGGATTGCCGCTTTGAAGGCAAAGTCCGGATGGAAGATCAGCATTCAGAAACACGTTATTTTGAACAGGTTGGCGCAACCGATGTTGTTGAAGCTACCTCCCGTCATGATGACACTCCATTAATTGATACACCACATGATCGCCGTCAAGTTATCCTGCGTACTTTCCGTTGGGCTGATCTGATTGATAATGCAGACGACGTTCGTACACTGATTGATCCAACTTCAACGTATGTGCAATCGGCTGTTATGGCGATGAATCGTAAAAAAGATGATCTGGTTATTGCTGCGGCAACAGGTGATGCAAAAACAGGTAAAGCGGGTGCAACATCCGTATCTTTGCCAGCATCGCAAAAGGTTGCTCTTGGTACAACAAATCTCACTATTGCAAAGATGTTATCTTCCCTTGAAATATTCATGAGTAATGATGTTGATGATGATGAAGAAAAGTTCATGGTTTGTACTGGTCGCCAGATAACGTCACTGCTGAATACAACAGAAGTTAAAAGCTCTGACTATAATACAGTAAAGGCGCTTGCAGAGGGTCGTATTAACTCATACATGGGCTTTACCTTTATTCGTTCTGAGCGTTTGCCAGGTGGTTCTGGCGCAGTTGCAGACCGTACTATTTTTAGTTACTGCAAATCTGGAATTCTGTTATCTAAAGGTGATAAAGTTATTACCAGAGTTACAGAACGTGCAGACAAAAACTACTCAGTTCAACCTTTCCGCGAAGAGTATTATGGTGCAACGCGCATGGAAGAAGATAAAGTAGTCCAAATCAACTGTAAAGAAACATAGGAGAGCTGACAAATGGCTACTTTATACTCTGACAATTATACAAAGGCGCTTCAAAACGAGCCACGCGAAGCTGTTGACGCAAGTCAATGGAAAGGTCGTGTTCGTTTAATGTTTGATACTATCGAAACCGGTATCACTGCTGCAACCGATATTATCTATGCAGCTCGCCTTCCTTCTCGCGCAGTTATTCTGCCTGATTCAACTTGTTATTTTGATGATCTTGATGTTTCATCAATGGACTTCGGCGACTCTAATGATCCTAATGGTCTGATGAGCGCAGTTGATATGGCAACGGCTGCTGGTAACGCTTCCATCCTTGAGGCTCATGGCATTGCCAATTATGGCAAACCATTGTGGTCGCTTTTAGGTTATACAGCAGACCCTGGTGGTGAGCTTGATCTTTACTATACGGTAAACGATGCAGGTGTTGACGGTACATTAAGTACCTTCATTTATTACACCATCGACTAAGCAATCTCCCCGCCAATTATAGGCGGGGAATTTTGGTGTGATATGGCTAGTACAGACGTTGATATTTGCAATGGAGCTTTGCTTGAATTAGGTGAAGAGGTCATTGTCGCTCTTTCAGACAATAACAAACGTGCAAGAGCATGTAATCAGCGTTATGCTGATATTCGTGATTCGATATTGCGCTCACACTTATGGAACTTTGCGGTAAAGCGCGAAACACTTATTGACCAGACCATTATCTCTAATGGTAAATTTACATCAGGCATACAATCGTGGACTGACTCATCAGATGCCAGTTCAAATATCGCATGGTATGCAACAGACAAGAATTTAAAGTTAAGCGCAGTTTATTCTGGCGGTGCAAAATCAGCTATTGCCTCGCAAGCATTTACGCTATCATCAACGACCACGGTTAAACTAACAGCGACTTTAAAATCAACCGATGCTGCAACTGCGGCAACAGACAACTATATCGGCATTGGCACAACAGCAACCAATGTTGATCAGATTCAAACCTATTTCTCATCGTTAAACGATAATACAGAGGCGACCGCAGAGGTCACGCTATCTTCCGGCACTTACTACGTTACGTTAGGTACTTATAATTCTGTATCAGGCACTTACGTCTCATACATGGATGATATTTCATTAAACGATGTTTCTGAGATAAACAAGAACTACAAATATGCAAACAAGTTCGCACTCCCATCAGATATGTTACGCATATTAGATACGAGCATGGATACGACTTATGGATTGGATAACTTTTCTATCGAAGGCGATTATTTAACCGTTGATAGTGATGAGATCAGTATCCGATATATTGCACAAGTAACCGACGTTACAAAATACGATACTTTATTTATCGAAGCATTTATGGCAAAACTTGGCGCAGCACTTGCAACACACCTTGTCGATTCTGATTCAAGGCGACAGCAGCAGGAAGCGTTGTTTAAGATGAAGATGCGTGAGGCACGATTTATTGATTCTCAGGAAGGTACGCCTGAAAGAATGCCTGACGGATCATGGCTTGGTTCTCGTTATGGAATCATGGCAAAATGAGCTTGCTCAATAAACAGCGCTTCTTTCGTGGCGAGGTATCTCCTCGGATGGGCGGCGGCTCTGAACTTGACGAGTACAAGGATGGACTAGAGACGCTTGAAAATTTTATTGTGATGCCACAGGGCGGAGTGAAAAGGCGTACAGGTACAAAGTATGTCAACGAAGTAAAGTTCTCAGCAAAGAATACAAGGCTGATTCCTTTTGAATTTTCAGAGGATGATGCTTATATTCTTGAGCTTGGGCATCAGTATATTCGTGCATTCAAAAATGAATCAATTTTACTCGGTGGTTCTGAATTACTGACAAATGGTAAATTCACACCAAATATAACCGGATGGACAGATTCGAGCGCTACTGGTGGCGTTATAGCGCATGATTCAGGATTAAGAGCATTACAATTAACAACTGATGGCGTTGGTGCTGCAATAGCGTCTCAGTCA